GGACTTATATTTAAATTAGTCTTTTGTGGCATTTTACTTTAGAATTCCAGGATGATTTTAACGTCTTCTTTTTGTCGCTCATTTCGAGCAATCAAAGGTCTATGGTCAATATAAACCAATTCCCCTGATCCTTTATTTATCTCGGATTTTGCCAACCCTTCTGTGAAGGCCATTCCTAGATCAACTTGCTTATTTCCAGTAGGATTGGTTGTAATTCCAGTATATCCACTGTTTATGTAACCCTTAAATCCAGAAGTCTTACCTTCAATAACACCATCAGTTGAAGTAAACTGATAATGCCTACCTAATGTAGATATTCCAATATAATCTGTTTGATCTTGAGGTCCACTATAATTTAATGATCTATCAGTAAAATACTTTAATACTTTAGTATCATTATCAAAAGAAGCAACATATGCTCTTGCTTTAACACTAGCACCTGTGTTAGGATCTGTTTGTGTTTGTTCAATTATTTCGCCAACCTGTGGATTTCCAGTTACCTTTAAGGTTGGATCTTGACTGCTTTGCTCATTTTTAAATAGCATAGCATCCAAAGATGAAAACTGATTATCATTAAAAGATGTTACTTGATCAATTTTAGTTGGATTTTTAACAATACCAACTACAGAGAATTTAGTATCTACAGGAAAATCTTTTGTACTATCATCAAATCTAGCATAGATTAAGATTTTATCTGTTCCCAATTCTTGGTAGATATCATATCCATGACCTCTACTTGGTGGAATAATAGGAACTAATTTAGCTGCTGATCCACCTGAATTAGTATTAACAGCACCTAGATCAACTAAACCATAACTATATCCTTTACCACCAGAAGTAACAGTTATATCAGTTATATTACCGTCAGAATTAACATCAACTCTTGCTTTAGCACCAGTTCCGTCACCAACAATATTAACTTCTTGGTCTGTTAAATTTGAGTAAGATTTTCCAGCATTTTCAATATATACATGCTTAATCTGGTTATTATTCAATAAAGAATCTCCATTCTCTCTAACTGCTCTTATTTGAGGATCTGTACTACTATTCCAATCATTAGGAACAGCAATATATTCAGTAGAATCAAATTTAATAATATCACTAGGGGAAACTGTGAAAAGATACTTCCACAAATAACCATCACCACTACTACCTGCTTTAGATGGTTCTAAATCAGTAAATGTTGGTTCATCCTGAGATACATTTCCTTTAGCAGTTTGAGAATCATTAGACCCATATCCACCATTATCAATACAAATATAAACTTTATACTCAGAGTTCATTACATAATATCTGGATCTATATAACTTATTCGCTTGAGTATTTGGACTCTGATTATCACGACTATAATCATCACGATAAATTTCATATCTTTCACCTGATTTCCAATCAACTCTTTTAACAACTCTTCTTATATTTTTTGCCTGTATTTTTTTACCAAACATCATAATATCCCCAACATGAGCATTGCTGGAAAAGCTATCAAGTGGTCTAGGTGTTTCTGATGACTTGTTCCAAGTCTCAGATCTACCATATCCTATTATACCACCCTCTTTTGTTTGAGTTGGGTTTGGCAGACCAATAAAAACGTAGTAATTATTATTCGTAACTGAATCTACAAAATTACTAGCGTTGAGTATTCTAAATTGGTCAGTAACAATCGCTGGCATCTTAAATATACTTTTATTGTTTATTTATAGTGATTATAATACTTGTAATCTAATAGCACCTGTATTCCTCAATCCCTTGAGAGAACCTAATGTGTTATTTCTTCTCTGAATTGTTGGGAATGTAGATAAACCAGAATCAATAGTAAGTCCAGTTACACCAATTGAAATTGGACTTGCTTCTCTAGTTGTAGTGTCTCCATACAATCTTCCCCAAGTAAGTTTACCCAAGCAAGTTGTTATTCCAGTATTTGAATTCAAATATTGACCAGTAGATGCTAAACCTACATGGTTTGTTGTGCTAAGTATATTACACTTAACTTTAGCAACCTTATCTCCAGCAACAGTTATTGAATGAACCTTATAGATGTTATCTAAGAAAGTTGTACCAACACCAACAACTGAAGTATCATGACTGTCAACAGAAGTAACACCATCACCAATAGATGTTTCTTTAACTAGAATTGGATATCCTGCCTGAAGTAAACTTGCTTGCTTACCATCAGTTACGTTAAAGAAGAACTCAAGAGCAAGTGGATGACCACCAGATCCAGTAGCAGTTCCTATACCAGTAATAATACCAGTAAATCCCTGTCCATACTTGATAAGATTAACATCTTCAGTCTTATACACTGGATTTTCAATTATTACTTGAGGTGCTACTGAATATCCATATCCAGAGCTAGTAATTGTTAATCCTGTTAGAGATCCATTTGTAAGTGTTGCTGTAGCAGTAGCAGTAGATCCAATACCAACACCAACTTCTGGTGGATTTGCTATCCTAACAGTAGGAGTAGTTAAATATCCTTTACCATTATCAGCAATTGTATATGAGGTGACCTCTGTATTTCCAGTACCAACATTATTACCCAAAACTAAAGTAACGTCGGCAGGAGATTGATCCGCAGGTGCTGGCATTAAGATACTGTCTACAGCATCCACTGTAATACCATAACGCTCAGAACTAGGAATACGAAGTGGACCTTCTTCATAGAAGAAAATTTCAGCATCATCTACAAATATTCCATCCTGTAGATCAAGACCTATACCAGAATCAATTTTAACATCTGAGATAACCTTTGCTGTTGGATAAACACAAGGTTCAATAGATTCTCTATCTTTACTTACTAAACTACCTTCAATAATTTTGTCAACCTTCTGTTTCTCCCAATCAACAGGTCTCCATATAAAGTCATCTAAACTATCAATACCTGGACCAGTGTAAATATCAGTTTCAAGTATATCTGAAGATAATATTTCTTTAACTGTTCTATTTCTATTCTGATCTTCCCTACCAGGAACATAACGAAGTAATCTAATATCATCACCTGGTTTTATTGTTTCTTGAATATCAATAATTTCAACATCAATACCCCTTTGTCCAAGATAGAAGAATATATCAACTTTATCCCCAGTATCTGGTGCTTCCGTAAAGGTAAATGTTGCACCACCTTCAAACTGATAAGCAATACCAGGTGTTTGAATAACACCATTAACAAAGATAAGCAATACAGCATTTAAATCAATATCAGAAGATATTGAATCATTTTCATCAGTTTCAAAACTCAATAATTGTCCATTGAAGAATAGTGGGAATCTCCTTCTAATACCATTTTGAAGGTTTTCAATATTATCAATAAAATCTATTTCACCAAATTGCCAAGCAGAGAAGTAGTCATTAAAGATTTCAACAACTTCAAGTTCAAATTCTTTAATAGGTTCTTGTAATTCAGAAGATGTTACTAATCCTTCTGGTTTAAATCTATCACCAACTTTGAATGAATGTCCTGCTCTTGATATAGCAAAATCAGATATCTCAAATAATGTTGATCCTATACCAACAGCAGTTGAAGCAGATCCTACTTGTAAATTAAGTAGTAAGTTTTTACCAGTATCTGTAGTCTTACCAATACCCAATCTAGAAACACCAACTATTGGCATATCTTCATAAACTGGTTGAGGAACCATTATTTCTGGATTTACATATCCAGATCCACCATTCACAATAGTAAATTCTAAAGCACCACCAGTACCAGCAGGAGATTTACCAACATTTACAGTAAACTTCTTAGTAGAAACAATACTCTCTACACCAATAAATGTATCATAATATGGATCAGTTGTCCTTGGATAAGCATGATTTGTGGAGTACTGATCTTTGTTACACTGGAATGTTAATGATCCAGTAGCAAATTTAACTCTATTATTTGCTCTCTGAATATTATTTGCTATAGAATCAGCATATTGATGTGCTGAAATATTTGTAGAAGGTAGTGTTGATAATGCTTGAATTTCAAATTTATCAGCACCGTCAATTGTAATTTGAACCCACTTGTTAGATAAAGGATCAGTCTTTCTTGGATAAGAATGCTTAGTAGCATAATTGTCCTCAGAACACTCAAAGATTATAGAATTATCTTCTATCTTAACCCAATCACCAGTAGAGAATCCATGATTAGTGGTTGTAGTTATGGTACAAATACCAGCTCTTGGATCATATATTGCGTTATTTGTAGATAAAGTATCTGAAGCAGTAAATCCATGAACAGCAGCAGTAGTTACCGTCATGATACCAGACTTAGGATCATAATCAGCAGTATTAGCAGTAAATGGTCCACCAACATCAGCAACTACGCTCTCTATTTGTATGGGTTTTCCAACATTACATGTAATCTTTTGAGCAGTTACTGCTGTAATTGCTAAAGCAGTATTATATGCTGGATCACTTGGTCTTGGATAAGCATGATTTGATCCATGAGAATCAGCATCACATGTCATGATTATTGCTTTGGGAGCAATAGTTACTGTATCACTAGTAGTGAAACTATGATTACCGATTGTTAATGTGAAGTCTCCTGTACTTGGAGTATAAACAGCATTACTAACATCTCTCTTAACACCAGCAATAGTAACAGCATCACTTATAGAATCAACATATTTGTGTGTTCCAATAGCATTTACAAACCTATGTCTGTTTGGTGCTACCATTGCAGTTACAACTGCTCCAGTTCCTGCTCCACCACCAGGTCCAATATTAGTTAATAATGTATTCTGTGAAGCACCAGTAATAGGTAAGAATGTATCATATGCTGGATCAGTTGTTCTTGGATAAGTATGATTTCCAATAAAGTTATCTTTAGAACACTTAAAGGTTAGTGAATTGGTATCAATCTTCATTGATTTTGTTGCTCTCACACCCTTTGCTATAGATGAAACATAAGTATGTGGATAGAAACCACCAGACTTAACAGCACCAGCAGTAGCACTTACAAAAGTATGAGGATCTGTATTTGTTGAAGGTACAGTAGTCAATACTTGTAATGTAATAGAAGTATCTGTTACTGACTGAATTGGAATAGCAGTATTATAATAAGGGTCAGTTGATCTTGGATAAGATTTTTCAGCAGCAGTACCAGTAGCACCACCAAATCCACAACTAAACTTCAATGATAATGGATCCAATCTAACTCTCTCACCAGATTTTAAAGTATGGGTTCCTATTTCAAGTACCATCAATCCAGTTACTGGATCATAGCTTGTACCTGTTAATTGTGGAGTCCAAGAAACTAGTGGACTCATTCCAACCTGAACCTCAAACTTATTATTATTTGCTTGAGAAACTAATAACCACTTATCTCTTGCTGGATCACTTAATCTTGGATAAGGATGCTCTGTAGTATTACCATCCATATCACATTTGAAGGTAATTGCTCCATCTACAAACTTAACTTGTTCATTATTAGTAAAGATTCTTGGAACAAATACACAACCATCAGTAGCACTTACGAATAAGTGAGGATCAGTATTTGTTGATGGTGTTGTTGTTAATACTTTTACAGTAATTGTTCCAGCTACTTTATCAACAGCAATAACATTCAAATAAGTATCATATGCTGGATCAGCACCTCCACCAGCATTACCTGTTCCAGAAGATCTAGGATATGATTTTTGGGCAGCAGCACCAGTAGCACCACCGTATCCACAACTAAATGTGATTGAATTTGGGGCAATCTTAACTTTATTGTTAGTATCTACATCATGATCTCCAATTTCAAGAACCATATTACCTGTCGTTGGATCATATGTAGCATCACTAACATTAAAATTTGTACCAGCATATGCTGTTAAGATACCAACTCTAGCATCATACTTAGCATCATTAATATCAAGATCAACTGGTTCTGGTATCCCATGTACCTCTGTTGTAAATAATAAACTACCAGTTTCAGAATTATAATCCGCTAAAGTTGGATTTAGACTCTGACCCATGAATGATCCTGTATATGCTGTTATCGCATCTGTAGTAGCACTTACAAACTTATGAAGATAATTAATATCTGTAACACCAATAGAAACTGGTTCACGATATCCAGAACCTGGTGTCAACTCATCATAGAACGCATATACATCACCACCCATCAAATAAGTATGAGGAATACTATTAATACCAACATTAACTTGGAAACTTCTTTCTGAAGTTACTCCAACCAATTGTAATGGTCTTTCATGATCTTGGAATACCGATGTAGTAACTCCAACATAGTTTAGAGATTGAACGGAATCCGCAGTAGCACTTACAAATGTATGTGCGTCTGTATTTGTAGGTGTTACTCCAAACAGTACATTAACCTTGAAAGTATCTGTAGTAACATCAGAAATGTACATATACCTGTCATATGCAGGATCAGTTTTTCTAGGATATGATTTCTGAGCAGCAGTACCAGTAGCACCACCAAATCCACAACTAAAGGTAATTGATTCTTCTTTTAATTTAATAGAATCTCCATTTGAAAGACCATGACCAGCAATTTCTACTACCATATCACCCGTTGCTGGATCATATGTTGTATTGGCAGTAGGTTGTCCAATAGTATATGTTGGACAAGTAAAGTTGAAATCTTCTAACTTAACAGTTTCTGGACTTTCTAAAGCAAATCCATGAACCTTGTTAGTTGTAACTGTCATTATTCCAGTAACATGATCATAATGAGCAGTTTCAATACCAGAACCAATAGGACCTATTGAAGAAGCAATACTAACAACACTATCAATAACACCATTAGTTGAATTTGCTAAAACCCTAGCACCAACAAGAGGAGCGTATCCAAGACCAGTACTTGATCCCATAGAAACTATCAAACCACCTCTTGGAAGTTGATTTTGATTAATATCAAATTCAGATTCTATCTTCTGTCCGTTTTCAGAACTAATTCCAGTAAATGTAACACTTGATATACCAGCAGTAGCATTTCCTTCTATTTCATAATTATTACCTAAGTTGTTCAAAGTTAATGGTGTCTGGAATACTCCATTAATGAATAGAATTCCATTTCCAACACCAACACCACTAACAGTATTAGCACCACCAACAGTTACAGTATATGTTTTACCAATTCCTGTAAATGAGTCTGAAATATCATCAAATACCATATTAGTATCATAATTTGATCTCAAGAATGTTCTGCCACTAAATTCTGCTCTAACATATGGAATATTTGTAGCGTTTCTTCTTGTTCTAGTATTACCTTTAGGTGGATCTAAGAACCATGCTGTACTATCAACAATATTGAATGAACCTCTATGTATTCTTACTTCATCTCCAGCACTATGAGTAGAAGCATCAATTCCTAAAGAACCTCTCTTAACCCTAACTACGGGTATAGATGCCCAATCCTCAATAGAGTTAATTGTCGCATCAACTTCTGTAGCAAATCCAACTTGCTCAACCTTCATATATTCATTACCAATATTCAATACATCTCTTGGTTGAACTGAACTAATTCCACTCAAAGCAAATTGAGAAATTCCAATACCAATATTAGAAGGTAAACTATGCTTTATAGCAGTATATGTAACTGGTTGTTGAACAATTCCATCAAGACCAATAACAGTTTTACTTAATTTCTTGGTCATCTCAAACTTATGAGCATTACCAGAACCATTAGTTGTTATTGTTATCGGATTTCC